GGTGCCGGTCATGTTTTGCCCGCTCACGCCAAGCGGTATCTGGTAACCATTCACCAGCACGGTCAAAACACCTTGCATCACCCCGATGCCTAACAGCACCTCCATTCGAGTCAGGTTCCCATCGTTGCGCGCAAACACGACCGGCGGATAGTACCAGGCCGTTCCGTACACCATCGGAACATAGTCGTTGTAACGCGCCTGGTTCACCGCCACGGCGGAACTGGTCCAATCCTTGCCGTAGCCTCGCACCGTAATCACCGGCGGAATGTATTCGATTCCGCCGAACCGCGTGAACATTCCGCGAGCCTGGCAGTCTGTCGACGCGTACCCGCACGTTGTGAAAGGCGCTCCGTTATTCAGGTTCCCGCATCCCCCCGGAAGACCAGCCGAGTAACCGCACGGATAGTAAAGGGAATAGCTACCCTCTGCACCTCCGCTAATGGCTTCCTGTTGTTGAGCCGCCATCGACGGGAACGTCCAGGGGCACAAACGCTGAATTCGGATCTCGGGCAGATATACCCGCTGCAAGCTCATCCGGTTCGTTGCCGTTAGACGAAGCGTCGCCTCTTTCATCTGGTCCGGAGGGTTACAAATTCCCTGGAACACAACCACAACGTCCGTCAGTGGTGCGTTATTGGGTAAGTCGTAGAATACGAAGCTGACTGTGATCGTCGCGCCCCGGAACCCTGTGCTCCGTTCGATTTCCGAAAAGTGTGAGTCCGCGTTGGCCAGTAACAGCGTGATCGTCGGGCTTCCATCGACACCCTGGTCCGAGGCCGTTTGAATATCGAACGCGCTGTGCTGCAGCACTCGGGCGGCATAAGACGTGCCCCCGACTGTGATGCCATGCGTGCACCAGTGTTCGGTGTCTCCGTTCGGCAGCCCACAGTCGAATATCACCAGCGGCGTATCGGTGATCGCACCCACCTTCAACTCAGAGACTGTTTGCATGGAATATGTTCACCGTTGCGGAGTGATGGTTCACGTCGGTGGATGTGAGTGTGAACGCGTCGTCGCGAAATCGGGCGTTCGCATAAACTTTGCCCGTGGTTCCGGTCCTGTACGCGGACGGCGCCGGCTGCGCTTCCACCTGCGGTCCGAACACGGTTACGGCGGCGTCCGCCGGCAGTTCTATGCCGAACTCGACCGAGCTCGCCGTAGCGTCGCCGGTGCCGGCTATCTGATAGCGGCCCCACCGGGAAGCCAGCGCTGCCTGCGCCGAGTTGCTCCCGAGCTGCAACTGGATCGTCACTGGCTGGCTGCTGAACGCGTATACGCTGAAGCAGTACGTGTAACTTGGCGGCGCGTTCAGCGTCTGCGTCAGCGTCTGCGCCCCCTCTCCGGAGTTTGCCAATTGCCACGCGTTGCTGCCGCCCAGCGGGTCCGCCACGCCGCCCGATAGGGTTAGAAACGGCGCCGCCTGCCACACCGCGTTCGTCAGATCCTCGCTCCACGCGAGCAGGTTCGCCGTTGGGTCGAGGAACGTGAAACTGTTCAGCGATCCTTCCATAGCCGTGAAGAACTGCTCCAGCGCAGCCAACTCTGTGTCGCTGAGATTGGCGTACCGCAGTTGCCATCCAACGGTCGCACCTGCCGGATCCGCCAGCTTGATCGAGCTCCCGTCTGCCGCCGCATTCACAACCGTCCGCGCTTTACGTTGCTTCACGATCGGAAACTGACTCATCACCCCGGTTACTAACTGCGGATAAACACTCATGGTTACGTCCGATTCTCCTTAACGGTCACCGAGGTGTTACCGCGCATTTCCGCCACCGAAGTCAGGTCCATGGCATCGTCGACGAAACTGCAATCACTGTAAGTCTGGTTGTCCCATGGGTCCGTGAAGGAAAAGCTGCCGAAGCTACCCTGGTTCGATTCCAGGAATTGCTCCACCGCGGCCATTTCCGTCTCGTCTAGCTCATTCAGGCGGATCACCCATTGGTGTAGCGGTCCGGCGCAATCCCGGTATCGCTGCTCGGTGCCATCCACGAACCGCACCACCTGGTTCTGGAACCTGACGGCTTTGGTCGCCGGATACTGCGTGACCGCGCTGGTTTTGAGGGTCGGGAAGGAGGCCATGTCACAGATCGCTAATTACGTCGTTGATCGAGCTCATGTTCAACATCGCGCTGCGCACTGCCTGCGCGATGTCGCCGCTGCGGTCGAGAATCGATTGCGCATCCATCGCCTGAATGTTCAGTGTCATTTGCGGCATCGCCGTTGCGCTCGGCCCGGCGCTGGTTGCGGTCCCTCCGGCTGAGGGGCCGCTGGCTCCAGGCGAACTCGCTGCGGTCGTGGCCGGCAGCGCCGTATCGGCCAGCCGCGGCATCCCCAACTGGTCGTAGTCCGCCGCCTCCAGTCCGTTCGGCGTATCCGCGCTCACAAAGTCGATGGAAGACGGCCTCTGGTACTTCTCGAGCTGCGGCGGAGCGGCGCTGCCGCCGTCGAACAATCCCATCAGGCCGCTCACCAGCGGAACAATCCCAAGCCCGCCTTCCAGGAATGTCGTCAGCGCCGATTCGATCGTGCTCCCACTTCCGCCCGTGCTTGACGCCGCACTGTCCGCGCCGCCATCAGTGCTCGTGCCCACCGGCGTCGCCGCGTAGCCCTGGCCGTCTGCGGCGTCGCTCGCCGGCCCGAGTGCCGCGCCCGCGGCGGCTTCCGCCAATGGGCTGCCGCTCGATCCGGCCACGCGGTTCGCCGCCGGTGTCTCCGAACCATCCGTTCCGGCGGCCTCCTTGAAGAATCTAAGAAGCTGCTCTTGCGTTGTGCTGCTCATACGTGATTTCCGCCGCGAGTTCCTTTTCCAGAATGGCGAACGCTTCTACTTGTCGCGCCGTGAGCTGCTCTTCATTCATCAGGCCCAACCGCCTTCGAATGAAAAACTCCTCCACCGTCGTTTGGCTCTCGGCGGTAATCAACGACCTTGGACACGTCCCCAGCCTCACGCCTCTGCGCGCCCACACCGGCGGCCCGCCCTCGTCGCGCACATCCGGCCGCCAGCCGCACCTGCGCTTTGCCTCCAGGCCGGACCTCCGGCAAACGTCGCACCTCCACCCGGCCTGGTTGGAGAATTGAAAATGGAAGGCGACAATCAGTTTTTTCGTTCTGCCGCGCTCAGTCCGGTCTCGGCTTTGACGGCCGCTAGCGCTTCGCGAAACAGGTCCTCGGGTCCGCTCTCCGCCAACGCCACGGGTGTCGCCGCCGCCCCGTCCACCTCCAGGCCGGCAACCTCCACCAGGCCCCACATCAGGTACAGCCGGTTGACCTCGACCTGAACCAGCGTCGAGTCCATTTTCTCGCCCGGCTCCAGGCCCGCCTCCAGAAACTCCATGCGCCGCGCCAGTTCTCGAATCTGCCGCATCAGTTCCACGCGCCGCGCAAAAGACATCCGCGCGATGCGGAACCTGACTCCCGGCGCTATCTTCGATTCCACTTCCTTCACGCTCTCGTATGTCATGCCTATCCGAACGCGACCGCGATTTCGTTGTCCACCGTGCCCTGCGCCCGTGACGGCTGGAACACCCACTGCAGCCGGTTCGCGCTGTCGTCAAATTGCGGAACCTCCGGAATCACGCTCTGCAAATACACGCCCATCACCTGGCCCTGCGTCTGGCCGAGTTGGAACATCACGCTAATCGGCGTCCGCTGCCGCGCTGCCTGGTACAGCGCCGGTGTTGCGCTGTCGGTCTGGCTGTAAAGTCCGATCGACGCCTGCACGGTTCTTTGTCCCGGTGAGATCGCTTGCGGAAGGCTGAAACCGAATTCCCGCGATCGCGTGTCCAACCCGTTCTTCAGCACCACCGACGCTTCCGTCACCGTGAAGAATTGCGCTGGTGTGGTGCCCAGCCACGCCTCGCCGAGGTTGCCGGGCACGATCGAATAGTCGAATGCGCCGATCCCCGGCTCCGCCGGATAACTCGTCAAATTGCCCTGCCCCGCCGTGAAGCTTGCGCTGTCCAGTACGTCCTGCGCTACGCCGCTGAAATGGAATTCGTGAAAGTCGCCGTCGATTTGGATCTCCATCTGATCCACCGCGGCGCCGCTCAGGATTCGTTGCACCGCGCTTGCCGGATCCCAGTAATCGAACACGCTCGCGCTCGGCAGCTCGGTCGCCGGCTGGTAAGTCACCGCCGCTCCGATTATGGTCCCACTCGCCGGCGGCGCGGTGAACGGCGCGTTGATCTCGACCGTGTTGGCGTCCACAATCACCGTCACAAACCGTATCTCGCCACCGCTGGAGACTGCCTGGCTTACGTTCAGTCCGTGGGGCGCCGCAAAAGCCAGCGTCGTGTTCGAGCACGATGCCACCATCCCGCCATTGAAGAGTAGCGGCGCCGCACCCAGTGCCGCCTGAAACAACGGCCCGTATGCCGGGCCCCCCGCCGCGCCCTGCCAGCTCGTCATGTACGTCTGCAATTCAAAGCTCGTGCGCCGTCGGCCGCCCGCCGGCAGGCCGGGAAACGTCCGGCTTCCCGTCTTGTCTTTCCGCGTCGTGACCTCGAGTTGCTGCTGCACAGTCAGCTTGAGCGCCGGTATCCGGTTGCTTGCCGCGATTGCCGCCACGCTGCCATACGCGCTTTCCAGCGCCGCGTAGAAGCGGTTTGCGTTTGAAGAAATGTAAGAAGCCATCTTAGTTAATGCTCACTCCAATCTCGAATGTCACCTTGGCCGTCTGCACGAAGTTGACTCCTCCGCTCTTGACGGCTCCGAACGTAACTTGGTACCCGCCCGCATAGTACATCCCGCCGCCCCAGTCGCCGCGGCTGGCGTCCAGTGTCTGCGTCACGGCGCTTGTGTATAGCTCAACCGTATCCTGCAACCCTTCTAAACGGTCCTGCGAGTGCCGTACTTCAATCGCCATCTGGGAGATCCCCGAAAACGTCCGGAATTTCTCCACCAGTTGGTTCACGATTTTCTCGCAGTATACGTTCATCGCCGGGTAGGTCACCGCAGTCGCCCGCTCCACCAGTTCGAGCGCCACGTTCTCGGCCAGAATCTGCTTCGTCCCCAGCGCCGCCACCGCTGTCTCACCACTCAGCGCCAGGGCCTCCAGGGTGAGATTCACGCCGCTCGGTCCAGTCAGTAACTGCACGGTCTTGGCCGTTACCGCGTTTCCTATCGTTGTCGGCATCAGCCCCTCTGTACAATCCGCGCCAGTGCCTGCACACAGTTCGGAAGTTGTCCACTCCCCGGCTTGCGCCCCGTCGCGCTGATCCACACCGGCTGCACCCAGGCCGCCCCCACCGCCAGCGGCGAGCCGTTCTGCATCGTCATGCTGCCCGGATCCATGCCAACATACACGTTCCACCCGGTGGCATTAGTTGGCGCCGGCCCGAGCGTCGCCGAAAACGAGCTGGACGCTGTCGTAATCGCCGATGGAATCGCGCTCGCCCCTTCTTCGTTCACCCGGTTCACCCAGGCTGCGGTCGCATAATAGATGTTGTCCGGCAAACTCCCCGGCGCCGCCGCCAGCACCGGCGTCATCGCTCGCGGCACCGGTATCGACGCCATCCCGGCGCCAGCCTCCATCAACCGCTCGCGATACTCGACAGCCATCTGCTGGAATTGGTCGCGCTTGCCCATGTACCGGTCGTTCAGTTGGCTGTTGTAAGCGTCGCTGTATACCAACTCCAGCGTTCTGTACGCGAACCACAGCTTGAGTGCCGTTGTCACAACCGTGTTTTCCAGGCTCGGCTTCACCACCGCCCACATCGGGTGATCCGCCGGGCTCATCCTCTTCAGCAGCGCCTCGAGGTCCAGACCGATTTCTTCGTGGGCCAGCTCCAGCTTGCGCGTCACATCGATCCCCTCGGTGCTGGCCACACTCAGCAACTGCGAGTCCAGCCCCGCTAGCTGCTCGGTGGTCGAAGGAGGTCCGTCCGTGAATAGTGCCATGCCCTTATGCCTGGTTCTTGGCGCGCTTCCCCGCGTCCTGGATTCTGTTCAATTCCGCCATCGGCAGGAACGTCATCTGCACCTTGGCCGCCGCCAGGGCTTCGTCCGCCGCCTGCTTGGCTTTAGCCCGCGCCTCGCGAAACGCCGCCGCGTCCGATTCCTTCGCCAGCCGCGCCGACCCCTCCACAATCAGCTTCGCCGCAATCGCTGGCGTCACTTCGGTCAGCCTGCCAGCGAATCCTCCGTCCGGCGTTTCGCAGCTCTCTATCACTGGAAATGGGTCGGCGATCTTGGCTTGCGTGTCCCGTATCTTCTGGTAATACAGTCTCAGATCCATCCCGCTCTCCTCGCATCTCATCGCGAGCCGGCCGCCCTGTTACCTGGCCGCCGGCCCGCTTCGCGGCTCCGCCTCGTTAGGTGTTTACCTGCACGCCGCATGCGTTGCGCAGTACGGCGCATCCGTACAGCACGTCCACCGTGAACTGCTGCGCCAGCGTATTCGGCTGGTAGCTCATCACTACCCGCATGCCGAAGTTGCCCAGCTCGGCGTACTCCGCAATCGCTCCCGTTCCCGGAAGAGGCTGCGGCAGCCGCCGAACCACCAGGCCGATCGCATCCCGCGTGAACGCCAGGTTGTGCGTGTTCACCGGGCTGCTCCCCGTCTTCTGCACGAATTGCGAGCGGAAGATGTAGAAGTCTTTGTACTTGCCGATCGTCCCGTCAATCAATGCCGCCAGGCCGGCCGCGCCCGCCGTCTGGAATTCCTCGAACAGCGGAATCTGCCGCCATGCCGAGTAAGCCGCCGAGTCCACCACGATATATTTCTGCTCGCTGGGCGGTACCTTGGCCAGGAACAAAGCTGTTTCCGCCGCGTCTACCGTGGCTTCAGTCAACGCCGTGCCCGCCGTCCCCACCGCCGTCGAGAAACCCGGATACAGGCTCAGCAGGCTGGTTTCGATGCTCTGCGCGATCGCCGCCACCGCCGGCTGCATGTAGATTTTCAGCAGATCGGGTACCGCCAGCACCTTGGTCACGTCCGGAATCTGGAAAGTCGCTTCCGCGTGCGTGTTCAGCACGATCGACGCGTTGGTCAGGCTCGGATTCTGCGGCGTCACTGTGCCGCCATCCGCGATGTTGTTGGCTACCAGCGTAGGCGGTAGCAGCACGTTCACCGTATCGCCGGCATTTGCCAGCACTGGTTCGTAATCGCGATTCACCAGGTTGCCCATCACCAGGTTCCCTACCAGCACCGGCAAAGCGTCCGCCGCCACCAGCTTCACAATCGCGCTTGCGACGTTAGTTGTTGTAATTGCTCCCATTCTTTCTCCTTGGTTTGTACTTGCCGGCCCGCTGGCCGGGTTATAACTACAGACCCTTTAAGGTCTGCGACGCCACGCGCACGATTTCTTCTCGTACTCGCCGCATGTCTTCCGCGCTCATGCCCGGCCGGATTCGGTCGATCGTCACCGCTTCGCCTCCGCCCGCCGGACTCTTCAGCATCCCTGCCATTCCGCTTCCCCCGGGAATGCGCGCCGGCAGAAACTCCGGATTCTCTTTCACGAACGCCGCCAGGTACTCGCGAACCGGCATCTCGCCGCTCTCGCCCCGCGCCACCAGCCGCCCGTCCTCGCTCCGCACGATCTCGTCCTGCACCGCTTTGAAGGCCAGATCCACCTTCGCCACCCCCAGCCGTTGCAGTTCCGCCCGCACCGCCGATGCCCGCTCCGCCTCCTCCGCCACCTTCCGGCTGCGTTTGTTCTCCTCCACCAGCTCGTTGACGCGGCGCTCCAGTTGCTCCCGCCGCCGCCGCTCTTCCTGCAACTCCGCCTTGTGCGCCGGCTCGGCCTTGGCCTCTTGGTTGTTCGCAAATTCCTGAATCGCCTGCCGCACCACCGCTTGAATGTCGATCCCTTCCATACGCCCCTCTCCCCGAATTCCCCCGCCAATTGCTCCCGTGCCGCCATCCTCGCGCAACTCGGGAAGATCGTTCGAGCCTTCCGCCATCCTATTCCGCCGCCTCTTCGATCTCTTCCGCCACCCGGCTTTTCACTTCCTGCCTTGCATCCGCCAGGTATTGGTTCGCCAGCCGCTTGTAGATCTGCTTGGTCAGGGTGGGTGAGTGGATACCCAGGCTCAGCAGCTTCTGCGCATCGTTCAACTCCGTGCTGAAATCGTTGATGTCGAATTCGTCCATGCCCGCAACGTCGATCGAGACTTCGTCCTGCCGCGCCCCCGCCACTGCCCACAGCACCTGCTTCATGCTCTCCCGCACCGTTGTTCCGTATGCCCCGAGCACTTCGGCGGTGGTCGCGAAGTCCAGTTGTTTGCCCAACGCCGACTGGTTGGCCGAGCTCGACGCCCCTCCCGTCGCTTGGTTGTTCAGGTAACACACCCGGTAGATTTCATCCTTCATCTGAACCAGGTTGTCCGCCGCGATCTGGTAAACCTTCCCCTCCGGCTCCGTCCAACCAAACCGGTCCTCCGGTCCAAGCTGGATGTAATAGGATTCGCCCACCATCTGGTTCCACTCGCGTTCCGAGTAAACTACCGGCATCGCGAACAGCCCCATCGTCAGCGCCCACCCCAGCGCATTCGACTTGTTGAAGTGTTCCAGTTGCAGCAGCGCGGCTCTGTTCATCAGCCACAGCCCCTCCGTCACCTGCATCCGGAATAGCGGCACCCGGCCCAGCGAAGCCAGCGCATGCCGCCCCTCGTCGATTCTCTCGATCGGCTTCCCCTCGCCCGCCTTCCGGTAAACTTGAAAGTTCTCCCGGTCGTAGTAGATCCAGCGCGTCTCCTCTTCCCACCTCGCGTCCGTCACCTTGGATTGCTGCAGACACGACGTCCGGATCACCGCCCAGTCCATCCCCCCGTTCGGGTCGTAGTTCCAGTTGATGACTTCGTCCGCGCCGTAGTCCGCCAGGTACGCCCGCGACGTCCCCGCGGCGTCTTCTTCCGCCCGCGTCAGCGCCGGCCCCGTCGTGCGTGGAAAGTCCACCACCAGGTAGCTCGAGCCGTATACCAGCGCCTCCACGAATCGTTTGCGGAAGAACTCGCTCAGGCTGGTGCCCTTCAGGTCGCAGTCGTTCGCCAGCTCGCTGTAGAAGCTCTTCGCTCCTGCATCGGTCCCTTCCAGCATCAGCGCCGGCTCGCGATGCATCAACGTCGCCGCGTACCAGTCCACGATGGAGCCGATGTAGTTCTGATAGAACACCCGGTGCAGCCGCTCCTGGTAAACCTCGCCCGGTTCCTTGTTCCGCCGCAACAGGTACTCCGCGGCGCGCGCCCGCAACTGTTCGCCGCCCAAGTACAGGTCCTTGTAGCGTCTCCACGTCGCTTTCCGCGCGATATATTCCGGATGCTCCCGGTTGATCGTCTCCATGATTAGAACAATCGCTCCTGCCGCTCCCCGATTCTGGGGAGCATTCTGCATTCCTGCCACAACAGGTACCCCAACGCGTCCGATAAGTGCGTCCTCATTCGGTCCCTGTCCTTATCGATCGCATTCGAATCGGCCTTGTAAGTCACCTGCTCCAGATCCTTGATCAGCTCCTTGCACTTTGGGTCCACCAGCAGCCCGACGTCTCCCGCCGCCGATCGCAATTTCGCATTCGTCAGATTGATCCGTTCCCGCACGCTTGGGTTCGCTCTCGGTACGTGGTACTGAAGCGCCATCCCCGAGTGCGCCTGAAAGTACTCGCGGATCATTTCGTAGTCCGTCGCACCCGTCGTTTGCCGCTGGTTTCCCGACGCGTCCCCATAAATCTGAACGCCCGCCCAATGCTCCGGATACCGCTTCAGGAATTCCTCGCTGGCTTCCGTCGTCGTCCCGTTCCGAACCACGATCTCATCCAGCACCAGCACCTTGCCGCCTGCGATCTGCACCACCAGCGAACTCATCGGGTCCACGTTGAAGTCCAATGCCCACAGCAGTGGCAGCCTCTGGTCGCGACTCACTTCTTTCACGTTCTCGGCCCGCGCGAACGAGCTGTATACCGTGCCTCCGCTCAGGCTCAGGTACGCGCCCAGCACTTCCTGCCGGAAGAATCGCTCGTCGTAGCTCTCCTGCAGCCGGTCGTAGAAATCGGGCACCCTCGCCAGCAGGAAACGGTTTTCGTAGGGTTGCGCAACCACAACCTCGTACCCCTTACTGGGCGCCTCCACGAATTTCCGGTACACCCAGTCGTAACCCTTCGGCGTCCACACCGCGAAGCCGCACAGCCGCTGCGCTTTCGGATCCCGCAACCGGCCCTCCAGCCGCAGCCACGCCTCCTCCGGCGTGTATGTCAATTCATCGAGTCCGAACCACGCCAGATTGGTTCCTCGCAGCCGTTCGAACTCATCCACCGGCCGGAACACAATCCGCGATCCCGTGTCCTTCATCCGCAGCGTGTTCTCCGCCTTGTTGTGCTCGTACGGAATTCGGTTAGTGTCTAATATCTCGAACAGCGTCGCCTGCGTCGCGTCTCGCAACATCTGGTAAGTCGGCGCTCCCAGCAGTCCCATCCGCCTCGGATTCAAGTAACTCAGCCGGATCGCTTCCTGGCAAAGCGCCTGGCTCTTGCCGCTCCCGATCGGCCCCGAGAATCCCTTGAAACGCACTGTCAAATCGTGAAAGGATTTCTGGGAGGGCAGTGGGTCATAGGCTATTTCTCGGAGTCGGACGTCACTGGCTCGACCCATGTCACTTTGATCTCCTTCGCCTCGTCGGTCGCCTCTTCTAACTCCTTCTTCATCTGTACGAGCTTGATGTAGTCCCCCACCGATGGGCTAAAGTCGGTCTCCGTGATCCTCTCCTCGAATTTGGCGATGGCCCTGGCGAGTACTTCCGAAACCTTGAGCTTCTGTTTGAGCTCCTGATAATAGCTGCAATCCTCGCAAGGCTTCGATTTCGTTCTTGAGCTGCTCTTTCCCTTGCTAGCCATTGTGTGCCCAAAAAAAAACGGCTCCGCGATTGACTCGCGAAGCCGCACAGCCCTATTCCCGTTTTGAATGTATCATCGGGGCGCTCACGCGCCAGCCCCGAACTACGTCTCAACTTATTGAAAACTCACGAGAGAAACTTTTCCTTGGATTGGTGAAGACGATTTGGATCGCCGCCGCCCACTCACTTAGGGTGATCGGAGCCGCGCGGGTGTGGCGCCGCCTGTCAGGCTGCTGAGCCGAGAGTCATCTCGGCTTCTCTTCCCTTACTCGCCCGCCACCGCCTCTGCCACCGCTGCCCGATGGAGTTCCACCTTCCATCGCTTCATCCACAGGAACAGCGTCAGCAGACCCCACAGATGATATCCCACGTTGATGCGCCTCTCCATATGGTCGCGGATCAGCGCCTCAATCGCTAGCTCGTGAAAAATGCCGCTCGCCTTGACGGCTTCCGGCGTCAGCGTGTCCATCAACAGCCGCCGCAGCGGCCGCCGGAACCAGTCGTGCGTCGGTATGTCGAACCCGGCTTTCTTCCGGTTGAGCACGCGCTCCGGCAGTTTCCCGCGCATCAGTTCCTTCAGCACGTACTTCTGCCGCCAATCGCGGATCTTCAGCCGCGTCGGCAGCCGCGCCGCGAACTCCACGATTCGGTGGTCCAGCATCGGCGGCCGCACTTCGAGCGAGTGCGCCATGCTCATGCGGTCCGTCTTGTACAGAATATCGTCGGGCAGGTAGTAATTCTGGTCCACCCGCAGATATCGCTCCACCACGCCGGCGCTGCCCGCCGCCACGCGCCGCGCCAGTTCCGCCAGCCCATTATCGCCGCCGCCACGCCGGATCGCTTTGAGCTGTTCGCTCGAAAACGTCCCGTTCCAGAAGAAGTGCGCCTCGTCCGGGTCCAGCCAGCTTCCCTCGATACAGCGCTTCAGCTTGTACTCCAGCCCGATCTTCTCGTCCGACACCGGCACGTATCGCTCCAGTGCCCCGTGCACCCAGCGGCGCAGCCAGCGCGGCGTCAGCCGCAGCGGCCTCGCCAGCCGGTCCGCCTGGTACGTTTCATACCCGCCGAACAGCTCGTCCGCGCCTTCTCCCGATAGCGCCACCGTCACATACTGCCGGCTCATCCGCGAGAGAAACCACACCGGAAGCGCTCCCGCGTCCGCGCTCGGTTCATCCGAGTAATACGCGAAATCTTGAATCGCGCTCTCCAGCTCAGTCTCCGGGTTCAGGTCGAATTCGTGGTGATCCGTCCCGTAGCGTTCCGCCACTTCGCGGAAATACGGACTCTCATCGAAGCTCCGCCCGCGGAACGAAATCGAGAATGTCTTCAGCTTGCCCCCGCTTTGTGCCGCCGCGTAATCGAGAATCGTCGACGAATCCACTCCGCCCGACGCCCACACTCCCAGCGGCACGTCGGAAACCAGATGCTCTCTTACCGATTCGCGCAGCAGCCCGTCCAGCTCTTCCTTCGCCGCCTCCAGCGAATTCGGGCGCGCTCCCTCTCGCGGCAGTTCCCACCACGGCTCCATCCGGAACTTGCCGCGGCTCCATTCGAGCCGGTGCCCCGGCGGCACCTTGCGGATCCCTTCGATCAGTGTCCGGTCGCCCGGCACGTAATTCACCGAAAGAAACCGGTCCAACGCCCGCTCATCGAGGCGCCGCGGAACCTGGGAGTGCTCCAGAATTGCCTTGAGCTCGCTCCCGAAGTACAAATCGTCGCCGCCGCGGTAGTAATACAGCGGCTTGATCCCCATCCGGTCGCGCGCCAGCACCAGCCGCCTGCTAGCCTCCGACCACAGCGCCACCCCGAACATCCCTCGCATCCGTTCGAAGCATGCCGTGTCCCATTCCATGAACGCCCGCAGCACCGTCTCCGTGTCGCATTGCGATCGAAACCGGTGCCCCAGCCGCTCCAGGTCGCGCCGGATCTCCCTGTGGTTGTATATTTCGCCGTTGAAGACAATCGCGGTGCCACCGTCATCGCTCACGATCGGCTGATCGCCGCCGGCCAGATCGATGATCTTCAGCCGTACCGCGCACAGCGTGACTTCGCTGCCCTCGTATATCCCCTGCTGGTCCGGCCCCCGGTGGTGTATGGCCTCGATGATGCGCCCGGCCACCTCCCGGTCCCATACCCCGCCAAGCCGCGTGAACCCCGCAATTCCGCACATTCTTCTTAACCGGAAACTTTCAGTGTATCTAGGTAGGGCATGCTTTAGCTTGCCGTAACCAGGTAGGGCATGCTTGCTTTAGCTTTAGCTTGCCGCCGTCTGGCGCCGCTTGCCAGGGGGATATAATCAGAGCTTTATGCCACCCGGCCACGTCCGCCCTTTGACGTCGCAGTATCGCTGGTATATCTGCGCGCTGCTCTTCTTCGCCACGGTGATTGCCTATATCGACCGCGGCGTGCTCGGTTATCTGAAAGAAACGTTGCAGCACGTCATCGGCTGGAACGAAGTCCAGTACGGATACGTGTCGGCCTCGTTCAAAGCCGGGTATGGCATTACGTTCGTGGCGGCGGGTTGGTTCACGGATCGGCTGGGGACGCGCAAGGCGTTCGCCATCGCCATCGTCCTCTGGAGCGTGGCTGCCATGTTGCCGGGCGCGGCCACCAGCGTGCTCACCTTCGGCATCGCGATGTTCTTGCTGGGCTTGGGAGAAGCTGCCAATTTCCCCGCCTGCATCAAGACCGTGGCCGAGTGGTTCCCCAAGGCCGAGCGGGCGCTGGCGACGGGCGTTTTCAATTCCGGCGCTAATGTCGGCAATATGGCCGCGCCGCTGCTGGTGCCGCTGCTGGTGGTGGCTTTCACCTGGCGCGGCGCCTTCGTCGTCACCGGCGCCGTCGGTTTCGTCTGGCTGGTGTTCTGGCTGCTGATGTATAGGAAGCCGGAGAACCATCGTTCGGTCTCCGCCAAAGAGCTGGCGTTCATTCAGAGCGATCCCGCCGAGAGCGTGGAAAGCGTCCCCTGGGCCCGCCTGTTGACCCGCAAGGAAACCTGGGCCTTCGCCATCGGCAAGTTCCTCAGCGATCCCATCTGGTGGTTCTACACCTTCTGGCTGACTGGCTATCTGCAAAGGACGTTCCACCTGGATATTCACGCCGTCCGTTGGCCGGCGATGATTGCCTTCGGCCTGGCCGCCGTCGGCAGCGTGGGCGGCGGCTACCTCTCCGGCGCCATGCTGAAGGGCGGCAGAAGCCTGAACGTGGCGCGCAAGGGCGCCCTGCTTGTGTGCGCGGTGGCCGTTCTGCCGGTTCTCTA